TAACAGAAAACAAGCGAGCAGAAATTCAGCTTGTTTTGAATGAACGACAACAAGCAATCTACAACGCGGTCATGAGTGCTGGAACACAATTGACCAGTGAGCAGATGATTGCCATTGAAGCGTCAATTAACTCACTTTATGACCAAAGAGACGCAACTGCTGCGGTCACGGCTGAAGCACAGCGCAATCAAAACTCCATTGACCTATGGACTAAGCTATCCAAAGCAGGGTCAGAACAACGCGCAGCGGCTGAAATAGAGTCGCAAAGACGGCAAGAAGAAGCCATTGCCAGAACACATGAATACCTGACCACAAGTTTTATTGACATATTCAATAACGGCAAAAACGCTTTTGACAACATCGCCAAAGCATTCAGCGCGATGATTCAACGAATGCTCGCTGAGTGGGCTGCGTCTAAGCTGATGGAGTTTGTCGGCATCACAGGAGCAGGCACAAGCGGCGGGTCTGTTGGTGGAACTGTTGCAAGCATTGCATCGAGTGCTGCCGCTAACGCTGCGGCAAAGGCTGTTACAGGAGGCGCAGCCGGTGCTGCGGTTGGGCAATTTGTTGGCGGCGCAACTGGAACCGCAATAGGTGCTGGCTCTGCTCTTGCTGGACCACCAACCGCTGCTGCTGCTGCGGGAAGTGGCATAGGTGCATCAATTGCTGGTGGAGTGAAGGCGGTCGGCTCTGCGGTATCTGGCGGGGCATCTGCTGTTGGTGCTGCTATTGTTGCTAATCCTTTGCTGGCTGCTGCTGCACTTGCTGCGGTTGCGGCTGCTGCACTTGCTGAAAAGCCTACTCTGTCTAGCAACGCTGGCCTGTTGATCCATGATGCAGCAGGCGCAGATGCTGACCGTAAGTTTGCTGTTGATGCCTTTGCTTCTGGCTTTGCGCCAATCGGCTTTGCAAGGCGCGAAGATCAATCTGCTGCAAATGAGGTGATTAATGTATTCAGAAAATACGATGCCTCACTGACACAAATAGCAAGGGCTGCTGGCTTAAGCGTCAATTACTCAAACAATCCGTTTGGCGGCTTTGACGAAAAGGGTCAGGGCAATGGCCTGTTCTTGGGGACAGCAGCAGAAGAGAAAAAAGGCGTCACATCTGCGCCAATCTCTGAGCAGTTGACCAAGTTTACAAAGCAATGGGTCGAGGCTTTGGGCGGTCAAATCGCAAGCGGTGACCGAGAGTACTTGCTGTCCTCATCATCTGCTGACCAGCTTTTAGAAAGGGCGGCAACATTGGGTCAGACTGAACAGGGCAGGTTGTCTGGAACACTTTTTGGCGGTATTCGTAATGTTCCGTTTAACGGTTTCAGGGCTGAGTTGCACAAGGGCGAGGAAGTATTGACTGCCAGCGACCCGCGCAATTCCAACAACGGGGGCATGATGAGCGAAATGCGTGATATGCTAACCGAAATGCGAAACATGGCTTTTTACACCAAACGCACAGCAGACTTGTTGTTGCGCGTGACCAGAGATGGTGACTCACTTGTAACGGTGACAGCATGAAAGTAATCCCGCCCATTGCTATTACATCTTTGACCTCTAGCACAGTGCCAGAGGAGGTAGCAGCAACTTATGACGCTGGCACAACCTATGCCATTGGTGCGCTGGTTGGTCTGGTGTCGGTCTACGGTGACCCGCAAACGGTTTGGCGATCTTTACAAAACGGCAATGTCGGGCAGGCCCTTGCTGAAGGTGCGTACTGGACTGAGGCCGGCATCGTTTACCCGATCTACGCTTCTGGCTCGTCCTGTGATCTTGGCGACATAGTCACAGACCTTGCAAACCATGATCTGTATCAATCTCTGGTTGCTGCTAACACTGGCAACCCGTTGACCGACACAACAAAGTGGAAGTATATCGGCAAGACCAATCGGTTCCGAATGTTTGACTATGATCGAAACAATCGGACAACTGTGCCTGGTAGTTTTACTGTAGTTTTTGCACCAGGCAAAAGGATTGATACTGTTTGCCTTGACGGCATATTGGCTAACTCCTACACAGTGACGGTGACAAGCGTCTTGGGTGGTGGAACAATCTTTACCTCAACGGGCAGTCTGAATACTCGAATTGTCCGAACTTGGTATGAACACCTGACAGTGCCATTCACAACGCAAAAGAGCTTAAACTTTTTCAACATCCCGCCATATACCGACTGCATCGTCACAGTGACTTTGACTGCAACATCAGGCAATGCAGAACTTGGTGCGCTTGGTGTAGGGCGTGAGGTATTTTTTGGCGAAACCCAATATAATGCAATCAGCGACATTATAAACTTTTCAACTGTTGATCGTGACGATGAAGGCAATGCAATACTGGTCAAAAGAAGGAATATCCCGAAAAGCAGGCAGACTGTTTTCTGTGAGAAAACTGCCGTCAATAAAATCATTGAAACAAGAGACCTGCTGAACGCCGAGCCTGCCTTCTGGTACGGCATCGACAGTGCTACTGACGCTTACTTTGAAGCAGTATCAATGCTTGGCTACTACCGCGATTTTAGTATCAATTTGCAATATCCTGAAAACGTAATTTTGAATTTTGAGCTGGAGCGAGTCTGATGACCACAATTTCGCAAACTATACCGAGTTTAGGCTCACCACCTCTAACAACTGACCCAGCAAACTTTGATACGCGGGCAGATACCTTATACGGTACGTCACTGCCGGCGGTTATTACTGCAACCAATACTTGGTCAGGGCAGGCGAACACAGTTGCGGGTGAGGTAAACACAAACGCAACTACAGCGACAACAGCAAGGATTGCGGCAGAGGCGGCAGAAGCAGCAGCAGAAGCGGCACAGGCTGCGGCACAGTCAGCAAGTAATGCTACCCAGTGGGTAAGCGGCCAGGCTTATGTTGCTGGCAATGTTGTGTGGTCGCCCAGCACTTATTTGTCTTATCGAGCAGTCGGCGCAACAAGCGGAACAACTGACCCTAGTCAATCTGCTAGTTGGGTTTTGTTAGCGGTAGACGTGCGGAGGTTCACCAATCCTCTGGCTCAGGCAGTGTCGGTGCAGATGACGGCTGCTGCTAGTGGTACGACAGCAATAAGACAACTTAATAACGCCAACCTTAACCTTGGCACAAATGACTTCACGCTGGTTTGGAAAGGTTCTCTACCTGATTGGACGCCTGCAACCGCTGTACGCTGTATGCAAAAGCGGGTTGATGACGGCACTCGATGGCTTTTTTCAATCAACACGGACGGGACACTGAATTTTTCAAACATAGTGGCTTTTTCAAATACTTATCAGGCCACAGCTACCGCTGCAAACACTCTTGCCAATAACACCTGCGCTGAAATTGCTATTGTTGTTGTCAGGGAAACAGTATCGGCGGCAGGAAGCGCGACTTTTTATGTTAATGGTGTTCAGTTGGGGGCTGCTGTTTCTATTACCGCCGCTGCGACCTCTAACTTGGATAACACAGGAACTCTGCATCTCAACTCGCTAAACACTACATCAGACGGACGCGCCGCATCAAACAGCTTGGGCTGGTCAATATTCAACCGCGCCCTAACCTCAGCAGAAGTCCTCGACCTTAGCATCAACGGCGTTGCGCTGGCTGATCGGGGGGCGAGTCAGACTCCGGTTTATACGTCAAACTTCTCGGCGGGTGTTGATTCATGGACAACTATTACCAATGTTACTGTAACCGGCAATGTAGATTCTATTGATGGGCAAGATGACTGGCTAGAGGTCGAAAAGACTGTAACAAGTGGGGCTATGCGAATAAGCCGCGCAATTACAACTAGCGGAACCCGAACAATAAAGGGTCGAATTTTTAACCCAGTAGGGTCAGGAATAACGCACTTCCGTATTGCTAATGATACCGATGCTGGTGGCAACCTTGTATCAACAACTTTTGCCTTGGCTGAGGGGCAGGCTATTGATATTGTTCGGACTTTTGTGGCCGACTCTACATCAGCGTTAAGTGTTAGGGTTGTTAACTCAAACGGGTCAAATGGCACAGCGGCGGTCGGGGCTAAATTTTATATTAAAAATTGGGTTGTGGGTAACGCTGGTCTCGTTTCCGAACTCATAGCCAGCAACGCGCAAAGCAACACCGGCCAAATCTTTGATACAAGCGGCAACAAGAACCACGCGCTGCTGCCTGCATCAGGCGCAACAGTCGTTGGTCGCCCTGTATCACAAACCCGTGAGGTACGCTGGACAAACACATGGGCTGGTACGAACGAGCTTCAGTACATCGGCGGGGTCAACCAAGCGATCCTACCTGCTAATGCGTACATCGAGTCAATCGTAGGCACAGTATCAGGCGCGACACCGCATGACATTATCGTCGGTGACGGCTCAGACGCTGACCGCTATGTGACGATTACAACGGGGCTGGCTGCTGGGACAACGAGCTTTACGCTTGCTGCACGTACTACGGATGGCACAAACCTCAAACTTACGGTCGATCCTGACACGAATAGCGATATGTCAATCGCGTGGGTCATAAAATATACCACTTTGGAGAGCTAAAATGTCAGCACTTGAGCTTACAGTATCAACAGGTGAGGCACTGGTTCACCAAGTGGACTTTGTGCAGGACACCATCACTGCGATTCTGCCAAATACCGGCGATGCGGTGATTCCATTCCTGTGGACTACAACCACAACCGAGGCAGATGTTGTTGCTGGCATTGATGCGTACATTGCTGACCCAAGTATTACGGTCGAGCCAAACGCAACAGGATTGATTTTTAATACAGACTCTGCAACTCACCCACAGGCTGAGGTTACCGGGCAGGACATGGACAATAATCTGCTCCAGTTTCGCTGGGTCAATGGTCCTTACGCGGGCGACTGCGCTATCAACTTTGTGTTTACTACTGAGACCACTGCGGCTGATTTAGAGTCTGCGATTATTGCCATCCTTTAGGAGTAGATCATGGACTTAAACGAGCAGCAGTTACTCAGAACCATCGTGCGTGAAGAGATGAAATCAGCACTGAAGGAAATTGGCTTGCATGATGATGATGCCGGTGACGATGTACGTGATCTGCGCTCATTGATTACCGATTGGCGAGGCATGAAAAAAACAATCATGCAGACGATTGCTCGTGCAGGTACGGTCTTTGTTCTTGGCCTCCTAATGCTGGGTGCATGGGCAAAGATAAACGGTGGCGGTAACGAATAATGCTCGACCCAGTCTCAGCCTTAGCCATAGCCACCAGTGCCTACAAGGTCCTCAAAAAGGGCATTGAGATGGGGCGTGAGCTGGAGGACATGGGCGGCCAGCTTGGCACGTGGTTTAAGGCTGTGTCCGATGTCAAGAATGCAGAGGAAGAGGCCAAAGACCCACCGCTTTTTAAAAAGCTCATCTTCTCCGGCAGTGTTGAGCAAGAAGCGATGCAGGCACTGATTGCTCGCAAGAAGATCGAGCAGCAGGAAAAAGAGTTAAGAGAGCTGATTGTCTGGCGATGGGGCGTTGAGGAATACACAAGCATGATGCGTGACCGCGCAAGGATCAAGGACACGCGGGAAAGGGCATTGCTCAACCAACGCCGCAAAATGCGTAAGCTCATCCAGAACACGTTGACCATCGGTGCAATTCTCGCGCTGGTCGGCATCATAGTGGCATTTATTATCGGCATAATTTCAAACATAGGGTAATCATCATGTTAACACTGGTATCAACAATTCTTGGTTTTGCATCAGGCGGTTTGCCAAAGGTTCTGGATTTTGTGCAGGATCGTGGCGACAAGAAGCACGAACTGGCGATGATGGCCGCTAACCGTGAGCGTGAGATTGCTCTGGCTAAGGAAGGGTTTATTGCCCAAGCCAAAGTTGAAGAGATCAAAACAGAGCAAATCGCAATGCAGACACAGGCGCAGGAAAAACTCGCCATGTGGAAGCACGACATGAAGATTGGTGAAGGTGCGTCAACGTGGGTGATTAACCTGCGAGCATCTGTTCGCCCAGTCGTAACTTACATCTTTGTCGGCCTGCTAGTAGTCGTCGACATTGCCGGTATTTGGTACGCGTACAGCACTGGCGTGGCTTTTGCCGAGGCCATGGACATGGTCTTTAACGATGATGAAATGGCCATCCTAGCTGCCATCATTGCGTTTTGGTTTGGGTCGCAGGCGTTCAACAAGAAATGAGCATATCTGAGGCTGGCATTCAGTTGATTAAATCCTTTGAGGGCTGCCACAACAGCCCTTACAAGTGCCCTGCTGATCTTTGGACGATTGGGTATGGCAGAGTGCTGTATCCTGACCAAGCGCGGCTTAAAACCGGCGAGAGAGCCAGCTATCCACTACGCAGCGAACATAATAGGCTTTGGAATGCTGATGAAATTGATGCGCTTCTTGAGGCGGATTTACAACGCTTTTCGGATGGGGTACTACGACTATGTCCTGCTGCTGCTGATAGCCAGTGCCGCTTGGATGCGCTGGTCAGCTTTGCGTTTAATGTGGGACTAGGCAACCTTCAGTCGAGTACGTTGCGGATGAAGTTCAATCGTGCTGATTACTCTGGCGCAGCAGATGAGCTTCTCAAGTGGACTAAAGCTGGCGGCAAGGTACTCAATGGATTAGTCAGGCGCAGAGAAGCCGAGAGAGCCTTATTCCTCTCTGGCGGCTAGTCTGTCCAGTATCTCTTGCACCTCTTGCTGGGCTTTATCGTGACGCTCCTGCAACGATAACTGTAAGTCGCTACATAGTGCCATGATTGACCCAGAATCGTGTGGAGCGCAGCACAGGACGCTTCCAGATGGGTAGGTGACGAACTTCATCGCGGCCTCGGTCTCTTTTTGTGGAAGGCAATGTTGTCGTCATTGTAGAAACCGGCAGGCCAGTTATTCGTCCCATCTATTGCAACTGATTCACCAGGCTGGCGCACATCAATTTTGCCTCCTGCTGACAGATACATCTTAATGTCTAACTCAAGCCGTTCCTTGATATCCTTTTCCACCTTCTGATATTTCATCACGTTTCATTTGCTCCAGTATCTCGATCAGTTGTGCCTGGTCAGGTTTTGGGCAATCACCTTCAGGCATCATGATATAACCTTTTCTGACTTGCCGGTGATTGATAGGGCAATAGCCTAGCGCATTATTGTTCTCCAAGCGGTACGCTGGGCAGTCGAAGCAGGTTTTCATTTTCGATCAACCTCCGCTTTAAGATTGTTATTTCCGTTCGCGTCTGATCTTTGTAAGTGACACGTTGCTGATCTTGTTTCTGCTCAATAGCGTACAGTAAAAACTCTGAGTCTAGTATCATCCCATCCGCACTCCCATCACAATCACAACAACAGCCAGCACAATGATCGTGCCGCAGATAATGCTTGCCTCTTTAACCATCTTCTTTGCCTCAGCCTCTCGCAACTTCTTCATCCTAGTTGCTGTGTCTTTCATCGAGCCACCTTTCGCGGCCTTCCGGCTCCGCACTCGTGTGCCTGGTACTCAGTGTGGGTGTCACCAGTGCGCTTGATACCATCAGCTTTGCGCTGAGTAGCCTCAATGTCGATCAGTCGCTGAATGTCATCACTGCGCTGGTAACGCACACCGGCAGAGCCAATAAGGTAGCCTGACAGCAGGCCGATAATTAAAACGATTGCGTGTGTCATTTGTTATTCTCCCTTGCCTGCTGATAGCAGTGCTTGCGCTTGTGGAAGATACGGATTGCCGGGATCATTGCACTCTGCATATTCCACCATCCCGCGCATGACAACTCTCCATTGTGCAGGAACCACCGGCTGCGGGGCTTGGGCGGCTATCTTAAGACGATCAACTAACGGCTCCCACACAGTGGGATATCTCCACGCCTCTGCTCTGTCGCCGTCGATCAGAGCATTAGCGGCTGCAATTAACTCTCTGTCACTCATTATTGTTCTCCTTGCCTGCTGATAGCAGTGCTTTAATAGCGATCTCGATCTGCTTATCGGCAATATCGTTAAACCCTAGCCTGCAAGAGCCTTGCGCGGCTTTCAGGATGTCAAATACGGCTTCAAGAACCACCGGCTCCCCGCTTTGCAGGGCTGCTTGCCATGCTTCGAACGCCATCTCTTTGACGGTGACGTAACCGTCTCCTGCGCTGACTCTAAGCATAAAACTCTTATCTGCTGCCCATTGTTCAAATGCGTCACTCATTATTGTTCTCCTTGCCTGCTGACGCGTGTTGCTCTTGTTTAGGTGAATACAATGCGTCAAGCACAATGATCCCGTAAACAGCGTAAAGCGCAGCGGCTAAACCCACGATCAGTTTGCGTTTCATATCCCCACCTCTCTGCACCTGATGCGGTGCAGTCATGTTTACCAAACAACGCCCTGATAAAACCCACTTGCTGGCAGATACCTGTGTGGCCTGCCAAGTTGTTTCTCAACTTTGCGAATTTCATCTGCAAGGCAGCGTGTTGTGAAACTGACATGGCGCATCGTGTCGCCAATGTACTCACGCTCTTTGCGCTTGTTGCGGAGACTAAGCATGTGTCGGGCAAATGCGCGACTGTTTATCCAGAATTGGAGTCGGTTATCCATTGATAGCCTCCCAAACCAGTGCGTCAATTGTTTCCCATTCGTCATCAGGCAGTTGAGCAGGATTGCCGTCCTCATCGCACAGCTCAACACTGTGAACAACAATCTCTGGGTATTCTGCCTCAAAGTCGAACGATGCAGGCATGTAGCTGCCGTCTATGCTGTATGTAACATCGCGCCAGTGGCCGTCTTTATTCCAGACTGTTATTGTTTCCATCTTGTTATCCTCTTGCTGTGTGTGTCATTTGATTGTGCTTTATTTTAAGCACTTCTGCAATGCTTTCAAGCAATCAATTTGCCTTTTTATTGCAACTTTAACTTCCGATGCGGTTTTGTTGCTAACCAGCCTTTCGCCTGACCTCATGGCAACGACCATCCTTTCTGACAAGCCGATCTCAGCAGCCATCCGCGCATTGTCGTAGCCAAGCGCAGCCTGAACCTTCACAAAAGTATGCGAGTCCATTACTTGCCATCCTTCACAAACTGGCCGTTGACCATCTTGCCAGTGCGCTTTGAAATCACGTTGTAGGCTCCGTCTATACAGTCACACATGCGTAGACCTTGCATCTCAGCTTGTATCACAAGGGTGACATAAATGTCGCCAATGGCATCAGCAATCTCAACCAGGTTGCGATCAGCCAAAGCGTGAGTCAGCTCCTCAACTTCTTCTAGCGTCTTCATGTGCTGGCCTGCTTCAGTGCCTCGACCTTTTGCGCCCAAGATGCCCTTGTCGTGCGCCCAGTCCAGTATTTCTTCTTCCAAATATGCGCTCATATCGATACCTCAAAAAGGCAAATCTTGATCATCGAATGGGTCAGCCACGTTTTGTTGTACTGCTGGCCTGCCGTGATTGCTGTGCATTGCAGCCTGTTTAACCTCTTGCGGCATTTCACGCTTGCTGACAGAAAAGGACAACAGAGGTGCTTTTGGGTTTGCATCTGGCTTACGCTTCCAAGCTGACACGTTATAAATAACGCCATCAATGTTTAAGTCGCCCTTAAAATCAGGATGCTTTTCCGTCTCTTTCTTTTCGTTCTTCCAGATTGCTCCGCGATTGGTGTTGTCGTAGTTCATACTATTTTCCTATATTCAACGGTTGGTAAAATTGGTTTCTTCTGTCTTTTGGGTTCTTGGTCTGACTTCCAAAAACTATAAAAGTCGGACAATAGCTTCAGGCACTCATCCCAGTATTGTTCATCAAACGGCACTTCATGCACCTCCAGACCTTCTGGTGTCCAGCAAACAAAATGCGCCAGCTTGCGGCCAGTGATAAAAAGCTGTCCCTGCACTTGCGGCATGTAGTGGTCAGGCACTTTCCCATACAAGTTCATTGATGCTGGACATTTGGCCTCGACAACGATGTCACTACCGACATAGCCGTCAGGAGTGCATCCTAGCCAGTCATGGCTCGCAGATATAACAAAACCCTGCTTACCACCTGCACTTTGCACGATGTCGCCTGTAGCGACCTCATAGGCCGTTATAGCGTGTATCTCGTTATCACTTCCCCACTCAGTCGCAGAGTTGCCAGCAAACCTTTCCTCGCGCCCTGTGAGCTGCCGCCAGAGCTTTTGTCTGGAGTCATACCCTATGCCAATGGCTGACGCAAAAACGCTCGCAGTCAGCCTGCCTTCTCGTTCTGGTGAAAGGCTCATGCGAGCCTCTCTTTAACTTCTGACAACACATCACCGTGGGCTTCACGCTGGTCAGGTGTCATTGCCTTCCAAGCGGCTCTCAGCTCATCAATGTTGGTGCAGGCATGTAGCATCTGGCTGAGGATTGGATCAGGCTTGCGGTCAGGCTTGTGAGCTTGTGGCAGGTCTTCACCAGCGTAGATGTAATGACCGAGGCCAAACAATGCCAAGCACTTAACCAGGCAGCGCATCATTGCCGTATTGACGGCAAACGAGTCAGGGTTGCTGATAGCCTTGTTCTTATAGTCCATCACTGGCAACCACATCTTGCGCTTGCACTCGCCAATGCTGACAGTGCAGAACACCATCATTGTGTCATTCATCACCTTTGGCTCGTCAAACTCAAAGGTTGCTTCTGGATAGTGTTCCATCAGCGTTGACCAAGCCCAAGCCCATGACAGGTAGGACAGGTTGTTTTTCTTCTCGATGTGATCCGAGCAGTCGATGCTGCTCAAGGTTTGCCAGATTTCTTTGTGTATCATTTTTTTATCCTCTTTTTGGTTTGTGTGTTCGCACATTTAAGCACTTGTGGTGCCTTATGTAAAGCACAAATAGAGTTTACTTTGATAAAATAGTGTGCTTTGATTAGCGAACAATTAACAAGATCGAGGATATAAAGTGAGAGAGCGAGGCTACAACTTAGACTGGACAGCGAGCCTGGACAGAGACGAAAGCAGGGCGCAAGACCCGTGGATAAGTTTAGAGACTATGAGGCCAGACAAGTACCGGCCAACTGGTCGGTTGGCAGCTTATAAGGGTACTCGGTACGACATTTACACTGTCTACCTACCGCGCCGTGGCGTTGATCTCAGCACTCCAGTCAAGGCATATGCGTCAGGCCATTTCAAGTTGATGGAATGCAATGGGCGGCTGTATCTGACCCAGTTTGACGGCAGAGTGTTCGAAAGGAATAAGCCAGCAGATTTTTATATCAAAAAAGAATTACGCAGCATATCAAATGCGTAGTATGATTAGGACGCTTACCGCAGAAAGACAAAAGCCCCGTTCGGCTAAAAACGAGGCTCT